CTTTGTTCATGCCCAGACGCTCAAAAAATTTATCTTTGCGATCTACATCTCCTGAAAAGACGTGGCCTAGTCTTACTGGTAGTTTAGCTTCTTTTGCTATTTTAATAAACCCTTTTGATAAAAGCACTGCAGCTTTGGACTTTCTGCAAGAAGGAGAGACATAGAACCAAAGGTCTGAAAGATGTTTTTCATCAGACCACCAGTCTGAAACAATCATCCCTCCTATTGATCCTACTACCTTGTCATCTTTTTGCGCTATCAAAATAACTCCTTGATGGAGAGCTTCATTTATTTTATTAACAAGTTTTTCAGTATTGACACTTGTTAATTTAATTTCAGCATCATTATGCATTTCAATTAGCATAGCTGTTATTGCTGAAACATCAAATAAATTAGCCCTCCTACATTCCACTTAATGCACCCATCTGCATTTCACCTTGCTCTGGCATTTCACCTTCAGAGTTTACAGCGTCAATAATTTGACCTAGCTCTGGGAGCAACTTCATAAGAACAGACGCAACAGCTGGTGTTATTGCTGAATCAAGACTTTGAAGTTCTTCTGGTGACATATTAGCAAGACGAGCCAGAAGAACTGCAGCAATATCTTCATCAGCCTGCATCATCATCTGACGAGCTTCTGGGTCCATTGCTGACAACGGATCCATGTTGGCACCTTCCATGTTCATTTCTTCAGCCATTTAAATCTCCTTCGGTTTATATAAAATTGACCAGTTTGTTTTTTTACAGAAGCGACCAATTAACCAACATGTTGGTTCAAGAATCTTTCTGTAAACCTTCCCCAGATAATCTGGGTTGTCTCGCTCACCATAAATATAGGCAATCTCATTAGCGCGGTGACCAGCAACATGTTTCCAAAAATTAACAAAGTTTCCTTTGCGCATTTGACGTACCATCCAGACTGCCCAAATGTGGTATCCATTAACGTGCTGAGGTGTTAAGTGGTCTCTGGTGAACCTATAATCAAGAACCACCTGCTTGCGGGTCATAACGCCTTGACGCTGAAGCTCGTTGCATATTACACGACCACCAATTATGCTCCCTACAGCACTTCCTATAACACCACCTATAACTGGGATGGGTATAAGTGCCTGACCGATGTAAGCACCGATAGCTGAAGCTCCTGCAGACTTTACAGCCTCTTTGGGTTTCATCCCAGACGCTAAGTTTATCCCAAAACTAACAAGGCCATTCATCCCAGCAGACTTTAAGCCTTCCATCCCTAGCCTTTGTTGAACGCCTCCGAAATATGTAGTCGGCTCAACAGCCGTAGCTATTGCTGAAGAAGCAGCTGCATTTTTTCCAGCTGATACTGCTTGAGTTGAATCAATTGTTGATCCTGTAAATCCTGAAGCAGTTAAGGTGTTTGAGTCATATATCCCTGTTTTCGAAAGAGCACCAGCATCATTAAGTGCAGTCCAAGCATCTAAGTTCCCTGTTGATTCAGCAAGTGTTCTTCCTCCTGCTAACTCAGGAGCAAACAATTTGCCTGACTTCAGTGCTCCTGATTCAAGAAGTTTTGATGAATTTGATGCCAGCTTTGTGACTTGGCTTTCCGGCAGTGCACTGAGGCTGAAAGTATTAGCAGCACCTTCAAGAGCTGCATCAACACCACCACCAAGATATGCATCACCTACACCCTTAATGACATTTTGGCCTACAGCCTGAACAACAGGAGCGGCGACACCAGCAACAATTTCAGCTGTTGTCGGGACTCCTGGAATTTTTCCATCTTGTGATCCACTTTGAAGTTGATTTAGCTGAGCAAGCATTGAATTATCAAAATCGTCTTGAGGATTGTAAGTTCTTTCCCCAGTTTGTATTGTCTTTACCCATTCAAAAACAGGCATAGCTTTTGTTCCATAAAGAGCCTGAAGATTATAACCTACGTCTGGATCCTGAGCTTCAGACTGGAAAAGGTTGTATGTAAAATCTTTCCCCTCTTCCTCATTAAGAAACCCAGTAAGTCCACCTAGTTGCTCAGCCATTAGCTTACCTCCAAATAGCTTGTTGTGACGTGAAGCCTGTTGGCTGTTGCCGCTGTCACTTTTAATATCTCTGATTCCATAACGACCAGAGGTTGAGTTAATAATTCAACAGTTTCATTCGCGCCAACTGCTTTTACTTTGAAAAGGCTGAAAACTGCAGGAGCAGTGTCAGTCAAAGTTAATGTTATCGTATCTGCATTGCCACTGTCTTCCGAAACAAGTATTGATTTAATAATTGCTGATGTTGCTGCTGGCGCAGTATAAAGAACTGTTACGTCTGTTGTTGTTAAATCAACTTTTGAATTTTTATAATTATTAGCCAATAAACCAACCTTTTGCTTCTGATGAATCTTCAGACTGATTTAAAGCAGCATTTTTAGAAAAGTCAGATTGAGTCTGCTGATTTTCTAAACTTTTTACAAGGTTCTGTCCGAATGTTATCATCTCATTCATCTTATTATAAAAGTCAACAACTGGTGCTGGTGCTCCTATGTTCCTTGGTGCTTGTGGCAATCTTATCATCTTGTTCCGTCTTCTATTGTATTTATCCTGAAGTCACCAAGTTGCCAATCATCGGTTTGACCTGTGCTTGAGAACTTAACTGAGACTTGACGACCTTTTGCTCTTGTTGATACCTTAGCTGTATTTTGAGTAATAGTAAATGGACCCTTGGTTGTTTCTGATCCTTGAGGATATTTTCGAGTTTTAAGCTCAACAAAAAGACTTGTGTCAGCTCCCATCTTTGCATCTGGGACAACTTTATCAATTAAGAATAGTCTGTTGCCTGATTCAGACATTTCCAAATCACTCGTTTCTATAAAACAAGACATCGCTGATCCATCATCAGAAGTTCCCGTTTCGTGATTGTAAAGTTCTCCTGTTGAGTCAAAAGCAAAAGGAACAAGTCTGCTTCCCATTGAATCATTCCAAACATTTCTATCGAGGGAACCTATTGTCCAAGAGCCATCTGCATAATTAAATGTTACATAGCTGTCTGGCTCTGGACTGTTAGTTCCAGCGGGATTGTCTGTGCTGACGTAAAACCAAGTTACTTCATTAAATTTTTTGTTGTGACCTGCGTACGTTTTATCTATAAACTCTTGTTGCAATCTGTCAAATACATAATATTGAACTGAGCAAGGCAACTCTGCAACAGAACCATTATAAGCAAAAAAGTTACTTTTGCCAATCCAATATATACTTCCATCAACATTTGCTGAACCATTAATTGCGACAGCACCACAATTAACAGCCAACAACCTAAATGAGAATGTAAAAGGTGGGCCAACAAATGTCATTGCATATGCTGCTTCATCTGTTTGAATGAATGTCTCATCTTTTGTTGGCAAAATTTGTATTATCTTTGTTCCAACCTCAAGCCTTTGATCACCTGCTGTGTTAGTTGATGTTGGAGTAAAGTTAACAAAGTCTTCTTGATCTGAGAATCTTATAAGCATAGGATCCATGACTGAGCTACCAAGTGGATTAGCACCACCGATTATAAAATGCCTGTCTGGGAAAGATATGTTGGTGACTCTTGTAGCAGTTGGTATGTTTGATGCGCCTGATTCAGTTGATGCCAAAACAGCTCTTGATGTTTCACCATCAGAAAGCTCCCAATAATATACAGCACCATTACGGATGTTGACTAATAAATCTTCACCCCACAAATTAAGATTCCACTGAGATGAATCTAAAGATGGCCCAATTCCAATTGTTGAAGAGTCTCTGGCTGTTCCCCAAGTTGATTCACCCCAAGTTCCTGCTCCCCAGCCAAGTCCAGGAATTGAGCTAGCAACTCCCAAACCTGCAACGTTGCCTATAAGGTACAAAAAATCAATTGTTGTCCCACCTCCAGAACCAACAGTGCTAGTAGCGGCATCAGGGACAGTTATTGTAAATGTATTTGTTGTGACTGCAGATATTTCATAGCCTTCTTTTCTGTTTAGTGTATTTGCTGCTATGCCACCTGTTGCCGCAGCAGATTCTATTAAAACATAATCACCAAGATGGGCACCATGGCTGTTATCTGTGCATGTTATAGTTGTGCTTCCGTCTGTTGTAGCCAAAGGATTGGTAAGGTTTGAGGTTGTTTTTCTTAAAGGTGTTACATCGTAGGCAACATTTTGTTTAAAAACGTAAAGGTGACTTGAAGTTCCTAGTGCAATCCTGTCTGAACCATCAGTGTTAGCTCTCCAACTTAAAACAGCTTTGGGAGTTCCTTGAATTTTAACAGCTGTATCTGTATCTGGGTTCCCTGCTGCATCTAGGCCATAATATAATTCTTTAACCCAGCCACCTATTTTTTCAGCATAGCCATTTGTGAATCTTACTAAGTTGCCATCTGTGAAAAATGGACCATTTTTAGATGCTGCATATTCAGTTATGTCTTTGACTATTCCTGACTTGAATTTAAGAAGTTTTAGTGACATTAAATCCTCCTCATTCTTTCAACTAATCTGTCTGCTCTATTAGTTACCTGACGATACCAAACAGAGTCAACCATTTCATCTGCAGCTTGGTTCCAATCACGAGCATCAACACCAGCCTTCATTCCTTTAAATTTGCTTAACCTAGGATATCCCATGTTAAACATCATGTTTGCAATAATTCTTTGCACATCTTCAGGGAGGCTGGAAAAGTCTTCGTACAACCTTTCACATTCGGAAAGCACTGTGTGTACGTCTCTATCAAAACAAGCTGACACCCTATCCTCTGATACAGGTGTTCCGACCTCTTCTCCATACTCAGGATCAATATCCAAAACAAGATGCCCAATGCCAAAGGTAGGCAAGCCGAGGTGATCAAGATAGATTTCATACTTGCATCCCTCATCAACTTCAATTTCTTCCCTCAACTTATCAATATTCATTTCTTAATACCTTTTAAACCTCTTATCCCGAATGAAGCACCGATGCTAGCATACATTGCCCATTGAAACCACTCAGGAGTTCGATTGAGCGCATCAAACCCACGCTCTACATAAGGCTGTAAAGGTGGGATGAAACACATCGCTATAATAACAATAAACAAAACAGTCCATGCTTCATCCTTCCAACTATTGTCAGATGAATTAGCCATTATCTTTTCCCACCCAGCCTCATGGGTAGCGGCAACTTTCATCACTTCAGCTTCAGCCTCAGCTTTAGCCATTGCAACAGCAGACTTGCCTTTTTGCTCTGTTACTTTCTTTTCCATCCAAGAGCCAGCTAATGATGCTATAGGACCAATCAATGCTTGTATCATTGTTTTGACTTTCTATCGACGTATGCGTTAGCTCCAAAATAAGCAGCAACAAGAGCAGAGTTGGCTACAAAATAAGTAGGTGCAATATTACCTATTATAGTTGCCGCACTATCATATCCAAGCATAGCTGTAATTAAAATAGCCGCTGGATAATTTAAAGTTCCAAACAAAGCAAACCAAGTCATATAGCGCATTGAGTCACGGCGAGCATCTGCATCTTCAAGTTCTTTTCTTTTGAACTCTAACGCCATAGAGAGCTCTTCATCACAAAGGACATTATCGCCATTGGTGTCAAACTTTGAATAAGAACTCTCTTTTTGTAACTTTTTTTGCGTCATTAAGCTCTCTTGTATTTGTTCTCGCATTTATAAGAAACTGACTTATATGGGGCAGGGAATAAAAGCTGTGTGTCTTGAAACATTTGTAGCACACGCTCAATGCACTCTGCCTGTCTATCATATGGTCCTTTGGCATCTACTATTTCAATACACTCATCTCCAAGCAGTGGTGCGCATATTATTAGAACAGCGGTAAACATTATGGACTCGCAAAAATTATTGACAAGGTAATGCATGCAACTACAAAGATAAGAGCTAAAAGAGATATACCAATGGTCTTGGCAACTTCCATCATTTCGTGGTTCTTGCGATTCTGTTCTATCCTTGCTTGCTTCACCTCTTCTTTGGCTTCCTGTATACGCCTAGCACGTTCAGTAACAATGCCAGACCAAGTTCCATGACCAAAACGCTGGTCAACCATAACAGATACTTCATAAAGTTTTTCTGCCGCTAGCTTTGCATCTATCGTTTCTCTAGCTACAGTGTTGACGTTAAATTGATTTACACCAGACTTTTTGTTTCTAGCTTTTTGTGCCTGTTGCTCACCAAGAAAAAGGTTGTCTATGTGCCCAGCTATCTCCCCAATATCATTGGCTGTGCCAATAGCAGACTTAATGCCATCAACCGCAGACTTGACCAGAGCAATACCCGCAAGGGTTTCAGCTATCATTGTGCTTCCGATACATAAAATAAGCTCTGGCACAAACTACAACAAAAGAAACAGCAGCAGTTCCAAGTGCAAACCAACCTGTTAAAGCATTAACCCAAAGTGGAGCAGTAATTCCGCCACCAATTATTGCTATATCTGTGTGCATGTCTTTCATTAAAAAGGTACCCATCCAGAGTTATTATCTGCTTGGTAAGCATCTTCATCCCACTCAAATTGTTGCTCTGAGACTTCAGGATATGCGATTGGTGGCTCCCACAAACAACTGCTTTCATTCAAAGTCCAGCTTGCATAAGGCTGAGATTGATAGAACGCATCTCTTCCAGAATCATATACATAACCGATACCTGCGTAATTTTTACGCAAAGGAGTTCCACCACCAGAGTGAACACCCCCATAGGTGTTATAAGATGTTTGTATCCAAGTGCCTTCAAGTGTTTCGATATAATCTGCTTCAGCGACTATTACACTTTCAACAATACCTTCATTTATTTTTGCATAGTGTGCCATTTGACAATTCCATAAATTAAGTGAGGTAGCGTATAATAACGATGCCAGAACCTCCAGCACCACCTCTTGTGGTTGTTGGTGCAGAACCGCCTCCGCCGCCACTACCTGTATTGACAGTTGCAGCACTACCATTTGCGCCAGCAGAACGACCGCCTGTGCCGCCTCCGCCTGAACCGCCTATACCACCACTACTTGGGCCATTGGTGCCAGAGCCACCGCCACCGCCACCTGCTCTTGTTACTGAACTTCCGTTTATTGAAGATGCTAAACCTGCGCCACCATTTCCAGGATTATTCGGAGAGCCATTGGAGCCAACTGCGCCTTTACCACCACCGCCACCACCTGTGGCAGTTCCGGCAATGCCTGTTGATGGTCCTACGCCACCATTGTTACCTTGACCAGAAGTTCCAGAACCAGCGGCTGCGCCATTACAGGAGCCACCACCAGAACCACCATTACCACCTGCTCCGTTATCATTTCGACCAAATCCACCACCTACAGTGCTAACAGCGCCAAAGACAGAAGATACACCTACTCCGCCGTTTGCATTGTTATTACCAGCACCGCCACCACCAATAGTAACTGTGTAATTTGATGTGCTTAAAGTTAAAGAGCCATCTAGATATCCGCCAGCACCGCCACCACCTGCGTAAACACCACCGCCACCACCGCCACCAGCAACAACAATATAATCCGCTGACTTAGAGCCACTTACAGCGAAAGTTCCAGAAGACGTAAATGTGTGAATTGTGTAACTACCAGATGTAGTAATTGTTCCACCTGTCGCGCTGAAAGAAGCTTTACCATACCCATCAGACATATCAATAGCACCAGAAGCAATACCAAATAAACCACGAACATCAGAACTACCCATATTAATCGCGGCTGTTGCTGTGTTGCTAAGTTCTACGTTTACTTGCTGTAAAGATATTGGGTTGCCTTCTGATGGTAGTGTCATATTTTACTTCCCTTCTAGTTCCTTAACTTTTGCTGAAAGTTCTTTGACTGCTTCAATTAGAACAGATGTTATCTTTCCATAGTCAACCGACTTAGTCTGCATCTCATCATCAGCAGTCAGGACTACTTCAGGTAGTATTTTTTCCATGTCCTGTGCGAGGACACCAACTTGCATCTTGGCATTTTCTACGTCATTTCTTCTGTAATAAACGCCCTGCATCTGCTGTACTTTCTCAAGAGCATTTTCTATATCTGTTACATCAGTCTTCAATCGTTTATCAGAGAATGCAGTAACATCGTTATTGAATGTTGCCGCACCTGCCGCAGACATATCAAGGGTGAGGGCTGTTATTGCAGAACCACCGTCATTTCCTTGAAAAATAATATCTTTATCAGAAACGATTGATTTAATTGTTAAGTTGCTACTTGCAAGATTTATATTACCCTCGTGAGTACCGCCAGATTTTAATAGTATATCATCTCCCGCAGCATCAAGAACAATATCGCCAGCAGCATCAAATAGCACTGTGCCAGCAATGCTAGCAGTAAAATCACCCGTGGCTGTAAGGGTAGCTGCGTCAAGGGTCATGGTATCTACAACAACACCTGCGTTAGCGGTTAGTACGCCACTCGGCACTAGTGTTCCGGAAACAGTTTGATTGCCAACAATGGCAGTCGTAGTCGCAGTTAACTCTATAGTATCTGTGGCTGCAATATCTAAAACAGTTGCACTCGCACCTTGTATAAATTGACTCGCATCATTAAAACAAAGTTTGTTTGTGCTGTTTAAAGTCAGACCAGTTCCGTCAGTGTGCGTAAGTGTAGTATCACCATCAACACCAAATGATACGACTGCGCTATCTGAGCTAAGAGTTAAATCATCTTGAACTTTTAAATCTACAACATTTAAAGATGCAAAAGCATCAACAACTGCTGCACCAGAACCTGCGCCATCAAGATAAACTACCTTAACATCTCCAGGAGGTATTGTTATGTTCGCGCCAGAACCTTGGCTGATAATTATATTTTGAGAACCTGATGTGCCATTCTCAATAAAGTGAACACGACTCATTGTGTTTGGGCCAATTGTTATTGTGCAAGCACTATCTAAAGTCCCAGTATACTTTATATACATAGCTCTGCCAGCATCACTCGCACCATCTGCTACTGTGGTAGTATGAGTATCGGCATTTGTTGTTATGCCTTCTGTGCCAAAACTTAATGCTTCTCCTATTAACTCAAGATTGGTATTTGTTGTTGTTCCCCAAGTACCCGAACCATCCCCAGTACCCAGCTCATTTAATCTAAGATCGTTTACATAGGTGCTCGTCATTTTATGCTATCCTTATAATCGCATTCGCCCCAGCTGCAGGGAAAACTATTTGAAACGTTCCTGATGAAACTGCAAAGTCTCCTCCGAAATCTAAAACAGCTATCGCTTTGTCGCCATTGGTGTCATTATATATCAAAGCACCTCTGGCTGTAAAAGAAGCACTTGTCCAAGTGGGATCATCGCAATCAAAGTACGCTGTGGTGCCACTTGTTGAAACTGTTTTATTTGCCAGAGCTTCGCCCCCAGCAGTATACCCCGAACCACTTACTTCGTTGGTTGTTGCATATGCAGTAGTTGTTGCACCCAAACTTGCAGAGCTTGTATAAAGTGCAATTTTTAAAGTATCTGCTGCTAGGTCGTGTTGTTCATCCAATATTTCAGCTTTGAACGATGTACACATTGCTTGTGATATAGCCATTAAATGCCTCCATTATATTCGGCTGTGTAGTTTCTGCCCATCTCCTGCTGGAACAATGCAACAGCTTCATCAAACTGAGCCTTGTATAAACTTAGCGTTTCTTGAGCTTTAAGGAAAGCAGAACTTTCATAAAGTGCTGCAGCAAGCAAAACAGCTTCAGCGTTATCGCCGATCCAACTGTTTGCATTACCTGTAGATAATCCTGTTTCTGGGGCTACTATGTCAGCTTGATAACTTAAAGTAGCAGATGGTGTTGGTGCCAAAGTTACAGTTATACCAGCAGTCCCTGCCAACTTTGTGCTGTAAAACTCTGGTGTTCCTGTAAGTGTTGCATTTGGCCAATAGTCACGAATATAAGAATCTACCCTGTGATCAAGAAAAGAAACAGAGCTTGAAGCTGTTACAGAGAGTTGTCTTATCATTCTTGCTGATGGTATTACATAATCAGCAGTTCCAACAACCAAAGTTCCTGTTGCTGATGATCTGAAACAAGGCAAGCTAGGAAGTCTTTGAAATATCATTTCTTCAGCTTGAGCTATTATTTCATTAATAGACGAATCAAACTCAGAAGAATCATCTTCCATGAAATTTTTAATATTAGATACCAAAGTTGTATAGTTCATTTAATTACCCCATGTTCCACTTCCCCAGCCACCAAGACCCCAGCCACTTAGAACTACCGAAACAGTTCCTACGCCGCCTGTTCCTGCGACGCCAGCATTTGATGGGCTTCCTTGAGCAGCCTGATCGCCAATGGCACCAGTTCCTGCGACGCCAGCATTAACTTGTTTAGCTGTTGGAACTTGTGTTATTGGCGATGGTGTGTTTGATGTTCCACCCATACCGCTGTGATTTGTACAATAGTAATATAGCGTCGGGGCTCCTGAAGCAACAACAATTTGAGTATATGCGTCTGATTCTCCTGGAGTTCCGCTTGTTGTTACACCTGTTGTATACTCTGATCCGCTAGCATGAGTTCCGTCTGAAGTAGTGCTGAACCTTAACGGATGACCGCTGTTGCTGCTATCTGATTGATCAAAGTAATAAGTGTTTCCTTCGTAAAGTGTAAGTGTTGCTTGGTTGCTGGCGTCTATTGCATAAACATTTCCTGAGCCAGGATTTACAACAGTTATTTCGAAAGTTGTAGTGCCAGTTGCTGACCCAGCTACAAAACCAAGTGCCTGAAGCCCTATCTGAGATAGTGTCTGATTTATAGTTAAGCCAAAAGTTCCTAAAGCACTTGTTCCTGCAACCCCTGTTGCTGAAGCACCAATTATAAACCTAGCTTCAACCCTGCCAATTTGACCAAGTCCTGCTATTCCAATGGGTGGCCTCTCCCTAACATCAAGGAAAGGGTCGTAATTAAAACCTACAAAAAACTTTACATCATCAGGGTCACCATCA